TCCAATACCAACATTGCCTGACGAGTCGATGCGCATACGTTCTGATGGGGAACTTGCACTTCCACTTGTGGCAAAGATTAAATCATGCCGATTGTCCGTACCTTGTGCTTGGCCTTCAATGTAAGCGCCACGAGTTGTTGCATTAGTACCAGATAACCATAACTGCGACCCTGCACCCGAATTACCGCCAGCGTTTACAAGACTTAAAAGTTGTTCAGAACTTGCGCTTCCTGACCCTTCAATGTGTAGGTTACTATCAGGCAAAAACGTGCCAATTCCCACTTTACCATCTGCTTTTACAGCTAACCCCGAAGTATTACCGCCATCAGACCTTACTGTTAAAGCGTAATCTGAAGATGATGTACTACCTACTTTCACAAGTACGCCATCCCCATTTGATGTGTTTGATTGTGTAAACTCAGCCGCATACAAATTGCTGTTAGTTACAACATCTATAGGCGCACTAGGCGAACTCGTACCAATACCAACTTGGCCTGACCCTGTTAAAACTAAATGGTCATCTGTAGCATTACCTGAGAAAAAGTTGTCTCCATTAACATGCGTAATGGCTAATGCAGTAGTTTCATCTACCCCTTCTAGTCTAAAGCCACCTGCATAAGTATTATCACCTGCTTTTAAAGTAAGTTTACCTGCTGGCGAACTCGTACCTATGCCAAGCGATTCAGCACTCGCATCCCAGAAGAACTTAGCAGTTGTGCCTGTGTCCTCGTAGAAACTGATGTCGCCGTTGTTGGTTATCCGCATACGTTGAAGCGTGGAAGTTCCATCATTAGTGCTAAATAGTAAACGTGACGCTGAAGTAGATGCATCTTCTCTGTTAGCTGAAATAGTAGCTACTGAGTCTTGTGTTCCTACTTTTTGCGTAAGAGAAATAGTTGATGTACTGCCTGTGTGTGACATGGCTAAGACATCGCCCTGAACAGTCAGCCCATCAGCAGTCACTGTGCCAGTAATATCAAGATTACCTGTATGCGTTGGCTGAACATAACGTGCATCTGATGCAGTTCTTGTATAGTGATCTGCTAATACAAACGTACCATAAGCTACAATATCAACTACATCATTTACTGATGCACCTGATGCTAATGTAATGCTTGTACCATTTGTAGCTGTGAAGTCTGTGCCAGATAATAGTTTAACACCATTGAGATATACATCAATATAGCCAGTATCATATGTAGCGGCGAATACAGTTTGACCTGCTGTAGCTGTATATGTCTGACGTTCTGATGTACCATTAACTGCTGAACCTGCTGACTGCCATCCACCAGAGCCGTATACGTTCATGATGTTAGTTGTGCTGTTAAAGTACAATGCACCTGTAATAAGTGCATCACCATCATTGTCTACTGTAGGAGCAGATGATTTAGCACCTAAGTATCTATCATCAAATGAGTCATAAGAAGATGCAGCATTAGTAGCACTTGTAGCCGCATTAGTCTCTGAGGTTGCAGCATTAGTTGCTGAAGTAGCCGCATTGGTTTCACTTGTAGCGGCATTTGTAGCTGATGTAGCGGCGGCAGTAGCTGAACCTAGTATGCCATCTACATAAGTCTTTGTAGTAGCATCAGTGTTAGCTGTAGGTGTACCCAGACCAGTGATCTTATTATTACCCATTGCCAATGCACCAGACATTGTATCGCCTGTCTTAGCTACACGAGTATCTCTTTGTGCATCTGTATATGCTTTTGTAGCTACGTCTTGTGCTGATGTTGGATCACCTGCACCTGTAATCTTATTGGTACTCATTGCGATAGCACCTGTCATAGTGCCACCAGCTTTAGGTAGTTTAGTCGCAATAGAGTTAGTTACTGTAGTGCTGAAGTCATCATCATCATTAAGAGCATCAGCTAGTTCACCTAGTGTATCTAGCCCTGCACCTGCATCACCAATCAGAGTAGAGATTTCATCATCTACATACTTCTTAGTAGCTGCATCTAAGTCATTAGTTGGAGCAGTAAGATTTTGAATAGTAGCTGATGTACCAGCATTCATGTTTAACGTACCATCAATAGTTACGTTAGTGAATGTAGATGTACCAGATGATGCAGTTACATTACCTGTTAGGTTGCCCGTGACGTTACCTGTTACTGCACCAGTATGTACCCCTGCCGTGTTACCAGTTACGTTGCCAGTTAAGTTACCTGTGATACCACCTGATGAAGACAATGTAGTAAATGCACCAGTGGATGCTGAAGATGCACCAACTGTAGCACCGTCTATAGAGCCGCCATTAATGTCAGCGGATGCTAGGGTAGCTTGACCAGACGTAGACAGCGTTGTGAAGCTACCTGTGGCGGCTGTAGAAGCACCTATAATAGTACCATCTATGTTACCGCCGTTAATGTCTACAGTAGCAAGTGTTGATGTGCCTGATGCACCTAGTGTAGTGAATGAGCCTGTGCTTGGAGTAGTTGCACCTAGTGATGCACCATCTATCGTACCACCATTAATATCCGCTGTAGCGGCTACTAAAGAAGTGTTAGCATTAAGTGTCGTAAATGTACCTGCCGCTGGTGTAGCATTACCTATAACAGCATTATCAATAGCACCTGAGTTTAGGTCTACTGATGTAATGGTTGTAGTACCTACAAGTGTTGATGTACCTGTAACACTCAGGTTATTGTTTAGTGTAGCACTTGTAAATGTAGCAGTTGTAGGTGTACTTGCACCAATGATAGTGCCATCAATATTACCTGCATTAATGTCTACAGTAGCTAGAGTAGCTGTACCTTGTAAGTGTAAGTCTTTGAACTTAGCTGAAGTTGAACCTAAGTCAATGTCGTTAGTAGTAACTGGGAGTATAACACCATCCTGGAAACGCACTTGTTCTACAGCGGCTGAGGATACTTCTACGAATACACCTACTGTATTATTGTTAGTGTTTATAGAAACTTTGTTTAGTGCATCAACATCACCGATAAGAGGAATATATCCACCTTCTCCTGTTGAACCATCGTGCTTGTGTCCACTTGATACAGCAAATGCATCACGGAGTTTGTTATACTCAGCGTTAATAGGGGCTGCACGTAGTGTAGCTGTTGGTACTATGTCTGCTGTAGACTGTCTTACGTAACCTGCCAAAGTATCATCTCCTGTCGGCTGTCTCATACGTCAAGGCTATTGCCTGTATAGTATGACTTGCGTTTGTATTGTTGGTAACATAATTTACTGAAACAGAGTTACCTGATCCTGATATGTTGGTAAGAGTTTTAGGTGATGGGTTACCATCGTATATACCACCTGCTCCATATATAGCCGTACCATAAACTGAAGCCGCACCCTCCGTGCTAAACTCATAGTTTGTTGGGTTTACTGTATTCGTATCATCATAGTCGTAAGATACACCAACAAATACTTCTGTGTTACCTTCGGACTTAAGATATGTATTTACTTTATGTACTACCTTACGTACCTCTGGATCTTGCATGTAAAAGTAAGGACTTTGGTATAAACTAAATATATCCCCACCTTCAAAACTATTACCTCTTTCTTGACGGTGTACTTTACCAGAACCATCACCGTGTATCACATGTTCAAACTGTCCTATGTATCCACTATCAACACAGTTAGCTTCTATGCCAATCAACTGGCTATACTCGAAGATACTCTGTTTATTCTGACTCTTACGTATACCACCTATCAAAGATAGAGATGAGTCATTCTTAAAGAAGAATCTAAACTGTGACTTCTTCCTGAGTACAACAATAGCAATGTCTATAATTTGTTCTGATAAATAGTAGTTATCAAAAATAGACTGTATTTCTTTAGATACAGTAGCAAGTTCAACATCACCAATTTTATCAGTACCAGATATAGGACGTATACCATCAGGTCCTAAGAAGAGTAAGTCACCACCAAACTCTACCACAGAATCAGGTGCAAGGCAACCCATATTTGATGTAACATTTTCTAGTGTAAAGTTAGCCGCATTGTTTCCTATTAGTCTTTTAATGTTGTTTGCACCAAAGATGTATAACTGATTACGGAACTTTTTAACTGCAGTTATAGTATAACCTACATTGATAACACCAGCACCGTTAGCAGGACTAAAATCAGAATGGTTTAGTGGGGCACTAAAGTATATATTGTAAGGCTCAGATGAATCACCGCACAAGAATATATGAGATGCAAACTCTTCAGAGTACTTAGGATTATTTGGAGCTTGTGCATGTGTTATTTGTGTATATGCAGTACCATTATATGTAGCTGCAGGATTTATACCATCAGTAAGAAGCATCACTTCACCTGACCAGTTAAAGCTAGTAAATCTTACTTTACTAACATTAGTCATATCAGGATTACCAGCTTCGGGTATAGCTACCCAAGACGAGTTAGAGTTTTGCCACTTGTATAGATAATCATGCCCTGATGTAGGTTTTCTACATGCAAATATACCATCGTCTAAGTTACCATTTACTGCTACACCTAGTACAGCACCTGTACCGGGAACAGTACCATAGTCATTAGCATACCCACTAATACGACGATACCCACCAGCTAGGGCAGGTTCATAGTTTATCATACGTATAGCACTACCTGATAAGTTTGAAGCTTGGGTTAAAGGATCAACATTAGTGATCAACCCTCCAGCACAAACTGACAGGTATGTATTTAGTTTATCTACCATCTAGACATCATTCTTATAGAAAGAGTTACCCATTCTGTTTATTACAGTAGACCTTAGGTAGTCCTTAGTATCTACTAATAGTCTACGCATAGTCTTTATACCCTTTTTAAACTTATCAGCATGTAGCTGTGCAGACTGTTCATTAGATCTAAAGTGCATTAAGTACATCATAGCACCATCAAGTACTACATGTCTAAATCTATCTGGTATTATACAAGTGTCCGTGCTTAATGTTAGGTCTGCAGGAAACTTCCAGTAGCTGTATTCTATAACATAAGCAGCATCCGGGGGAGGTGTAACTCCAAACTTAGTACTCTGTGTTTTATATACTGTAGTAGGTTTACCATGACCGCTTACACCAGCTACATCATCTATACTTCTCTTCTCGGATACATAACTTTCGTAAGAAATACTAGGTAGATGTGTTGGCTGGGCAGACTGTGCACTTGTTAGATAAAAGGTTTCCCAATCAGCTTTTGAATAATCAGCAGGGAATTCATACGTGCTAGTACCCGAAGCTAGTGTGTGTTCATATGTTACTAAAGTGAAAGGCCACTCTTGTGCATCTTGTAATATTTCACGTATAGAAGAATTAACAGCATCTTTAGCTAGAGACTGAACGTTTTTAGTTGTAGTAAAATCTGCTTCACTAATTTCGACTTCGTTAAGACGACGAAGTAATTCGTTCACTAAGTTTATATAAGTCGCCATGTTAATTCCTACAGGAGTTTAAATGTGTATAAAGGGGCCAGTACAAAACCAGCCCCAATATTAAGTTTTATTACGCAGCGTTGTAGTGCGCTGTGACTAATGCTTCTGGGCGAAGAATCTTGCGCCCGTAAAGATGCATACCGCGAACAATGTCAGCGAATGAATCTGGATCACGATAGTTCTCGACCTTGTTGATCTGCTCAGCAGAAGCAACAGCATCGTCTTGACCAGCTACGATAACACCAAAGTTTACGTCTTGTGCTAATGCACCAGAAGTTCCAGCACCTGTACCCTTAGCAGGTAAAGAGTTGGATTGGTAAATACGGAAGCCGTGTAGGTTGTTTAAGACCAAGCCATTTTGTAGACCTGCTCCACCGAAGTCAGCATTCAACATACGTGAATCTTCGTCTTTGAGCATCTCAATAAATACCGGGTCTAATACCAGCCATCTACCTCTTGAATCAACATTTGCTTGATCCATCTGACGTGCCATACGAGCAACCACTGTCAAAGGTGAAACAGTCGCTGTAGACAACGCTGTTGCGCCTGGAAGACGTGGAGCCAATGGGATTGAATCACCAGCAGCATATGCTGTTGAAGCAGAGTCAGCAGAACCCAATGAACCGAAGTCCGTTGCGTCCAAATGGTTAGCAGTTAAAAATTCACCTGTTAGGCTACCAGCTGTGTCGTGCTGTGCATCACCTGATGTTGCGGTAATAAAAGCACCTGCAGTTGTGTGACCTGACATGTATGATAGAATGTCTGCATCCATTGAGTCAGCCATCTTAAATGCTGCGCGGTCAGCAGCTAAGCTAACGTAGTCAACATTTGAGAATTGGTCCTCGATGTCATCCATCTTGAACGCAAAGTAGTTAGCTTTATCAATAGTCAAAGAGAAGTCTTCATCATTCAACTTTTCAACAGAGATAGCTGTGTGACGCTCAAGAGCGTTTACAGTTACATCTGGTTCTTTTTGAATGCGAACAACATCGCCTTGGTTTGCAATCTCACCAAAGTAAGAGTTATTAGTGATTGCGTTAGCTACAGCTGCACGACGAAGTGCGATCTGTGCTTGTTTTGAGTAGATAATTGGGGAAAAGTTTCCGTTAAATCCACCACTTGCGGAAGTAATAGCCATTGTGTAATCTCCTTATAGATATGGCGTGACATTATACGCTTCATACCAACTAAAGAGGCTCTTACTATTAGGGTAGTCAGCTTTGCTTTTGGGATCGCCATCCTTTGAGCGCTGGGCCTTTAGTCCGAGGTAGTTCTTTTTCTTGGATAGAGCTTAGTTATAAGCATGTGCAGTTCAAGTACCACGATTCCAATACCATACTTAATACTTGATACTGCACATGCCCCTAGTTGTATCCATCTTTTAACAGATGTCAACTATTTCTTTGATAAATCGTAAATAAATTTACCTTTACGTTGAGCGTCCATTATTTCTTCTTGACGCTTCTCATATTCTTTAATGCTCATCTTAGCAATTTGTGACTCACGTAAGTAAGATGAACTGTCGTCTGACTCTGGTGCAGCTGAGCGTTTACTCTTTATAGAACTCGCTGCGCCTTTATCAGATGAATTAGCTTTCTTTGTAGAGATACCATTGTCAGCTTTGTACAAGTCAATAACGCGAGATACAGATTTAGCATCATCTACATTCTCGTATAAAGCATCCTGTACCCACTTAGGTTGATTGTCTGCCCATGTGTGGAAAGCATCGTCTTCCCTAATAGATACAAAGTCAGGGTGCATATGCACTAACTCAGCCTCAGCTTTTTCTCGCTTTGCACTAGAGCGTAACTCTTCTATCTCAGCAAGCCTAGCATCTAGAGTAGATGACTTCTTATCAGCTTCTTTTGCTGCAATAGCTTCTACAATACCTGCAACATCTGGGAACTTCTTAGCCCAAGCTTCAATCTCTTCTTCTGACTTAGGAAGTACAAGCTCATTCTTTGTTGCAAGATCCAGTTGTTTCTCTAGCTTGTCAAGCTTAGCAGTAAAGTCTTTCTCTTTATCCTGCATGTGTCGGCGTAGATCACCATACCGTTTCTTGAAGTTTTTCTCTTCACCACTTAACTCAGCATCATCTTCTTGTGCTTCACCTTCGGGTTCTTCTTCTTGTTCGGTACTACTCTCTGTCTGAACTTTGGGTTCGACAGGATCTTCGCTACTGGGTTTCGCCTCAACAGCTTCTTCTGTTTCATCTGTCTCGCCACGTGCTTGCTTTAGCAGTGCCTCTAGTTCTTCTTGATCACGCTTAACACGTGCATCATTTCTTTGATGTGAAGCCGATGTAGTTTTAATCGGCGTAGTTTCTTGTGGCTCTTGTATCATGTTGTACTCCTTATGATGGGGCCAGCCTAAGCTGGGTAGCCTTATTGTTATATGAAGTTTTTGTAGTTACTTCTTCTTCTTGGTTTTCTTCTTGGAAGCTAAACCACCTTCTTTAAAACCTGTTACAGGTCTTCCTCTAGCTATGTCTGACATTTTCTGAGATGCTTTTCTACCTTCAGATCTGATTGTACTTATATCAGAAGCTGAAGCACCTCTTCGTTTTGCATTAGCAGCAACCGTGTTAGTTGCAATCATAGATGATTTATACTGGTCTCTACCTCGTTGAGCGGCTGCCTGTGCTTCTTCTGCACGTTTAGCCTCAGCTGCTTGAGCAGCAGTAATTGCTGCAGCTTCTTCTTCAGCCTTACGTTTATCTCTAAGGTCTCGGAATTGTTGAGATGTAATTGGGTCTCCATACGGGTTATCATATAGAAGAGATGTAGTTATATTGTTAGGATCTGTTTCATCTACTATAGGTTTTGATACAAAAGCCTCCTTAACTTCTGGAGCTATTGGCTCTGCTGCATATACTTCTGGTTCTTTAACCTTCTCTAAAGCATCTCCATATGTAAGTGTTGGAGTGAAGTCTTTATCTTCTTGATCTGCATAAGACTCACTAGCTCCAAAGCTTCCTGTCTTTAAAAACTCCAAGAAGTCTCCATCATTTGCTGAGCCTTGTGTAGATGCAAACTCACTACCTTCTTCCAAAGATATATCAGCTATCTTTACAAACACTTCTCTATCTACTGGGTCTCCATAACCAAGTTCAGTTGCTATAATAGTATCTTGGCCTAGGTTATTATCTTCACCTTCACCTGTGTATCTTCTACCTAAGACAGGTGCACCATCACTACCTTTTACATCCATCTCATACCACTCAAAGCCATCACCAGCATACACACCGTTCCTAGTAACCTGACCATAAGATTCAAACTTTGTTTGTTCTCTAG